AGTGCCATTATTCAGTTGTGGTTTCTTCTGTCTTAGTAGCCTTTTTACCTTTCGGTGCTTCATCGCCTTTAACTTCCTTAGCCAACTTTCGTTCGATAAGGTTTTTAGCGATTCCATCAGCTACGGTTTTTTGCGTTCCGACTTCGATTCCGCAAAAAGATTCAATCACTTCGATCTTCATGATTAAACAGTTAATGCAGTGATTGCAGTTGCAATGTCACCTTTCACCAAAACTTGCGTATCGTTAGCAGAAACGAACTGAACCAATTCTTGCTCAACAAGAATTGTTTTCTTGTTTTTGGTAAAGTCGTTTCCATCCATTCCGATTTGCACGCTCAAATAGTCGCTGAACATTACGTTAACAACTGACAAATCGCCACCGATAAAATCAACCCCTGATGGAAGACCATTAGATGAAATCAAAGTCATTCCGGCAACAACGTTTCCATTCATCGCTCGGAAAGGAGGTAACAAGTAAATTCCATCTGCGGATTTTTCAACGTCCATTGAAGCAAGTACAGAAGGGCGTACATACATTGCCGTAGCAATACCGAAAGCCTCTTCAACTTGTAATGCAATGGCTCTGAATACATCAGCTACAGAAGGTGTTGCGAGAGTACCAGCCAAAGAACCACCAGTAAAAGCAGTTGCGTAACCAGTCAATCCTGCTAGATTGTCACCAGTATCATTACCCGCAAACAATTGATCTTCCGTTTTGATGTCAACGCGACGAACAAGGTTGTTTTGAATGTAATTAACCAATGACGGTAAATTACGCATCAACTCAGTTGTTACCTTTCCGTGCACACCAATTTTACGGGCTTTTTTGTCACGCTCTTCGTAACGAACAGAAATTTCTGTTTTAGTATCACCTTCACCGATGAAGATTGGCGCTCCTTGCTCGTCCAATTCTTCCATCCACATGGCTTTGTTCGATCCAACCAAAGAAGCAACGGAAACACCACCACTTAGGTATTTAGTGATTCGTTTACGAAGGGTTGAAATGATGCCTGTATTTCGTGTAATTGAAATTTGACTCTCAGAACCAACAGCCTCAACGGTTGTGTCTAACCCCATTGTTACAGCGGCCTTAATTTCAAAGTTTACCGGCTCTGTTTGTCGACCACCTGAAATAATTGATTTGTACTGCTCGTTATTATCCAAAGCTTCTTTCACTGAATCAACAATAGATTTAGCCGTTTCAGTTGATTGTGGTCGCTCAGTGATTTTCTTCATTCGCATCCCGAACACTTCAAGTTCTTTGATAACTTGTGCGTGTTTAGCCTGTAATGCATCAATGTCTTCTTTCGAAGCATTGTTTTTTTGAGCCTCTTCGATAGCAGTTTGAATTTCAGTCTTACGAATTTCGGCTTCATGTGTGCGTTTTTCGGTCAAGTACTTTGCTTGGTCTTCTGTAGACATAGCCTCCAACTCTTCCAGTGTTTTTTCTACAAACATTTTCTTTTGTTTTTAGTTTGTTAATAAATGAATTGCTTTCTTTCTAGAAGTGACTTTGTCGGCTTCTGCTTTTTGAGTGACCGAGGTCGGCTCAATATTTTTATTAGCCTTGAATCGGCTGTTTAATTCTTTGATAGAAATGTTTTCGACTTTAACAGTTAGTTTATCGCTAACGCTATCTGCTATTACCTTGTCAAATTCCATTTCATGCTCTTGTAGGAAAAGATCAAAGTTATTATCAGTGATCGTTTTATTCCAACATTTAGGAATATGGCAATCCATGTGTGTATCGATAATGCCACAAACATTTATAATTGCCTTCACAAGTAAAGTATTGTCATCAATTACAGAAACTGAAAGAGTCGGAGTAAGAAAGTTAGACCCTTTAACTACCGCAGAACCCTCAATGTTTTTACACTCAATTACGGCATAGAACCAATCACGGCTATTAGCAACTTCTTTATTGATGACAAATGGGTAGTGTTTATCCCACATTTCCTTGTGAATTGATTCACTAGGATCATCGCTATTAACACAAAGAACGTACTTGATATAACGCATGCCAACGGAGTGGTTCAATACACGACCTGCTTTGTATTGGTTAAACATGAACTCGTTTCGATCCTTCTTTACCTCTGCTTCATATATCAAACACTCTAGTTTAATATTATAATCTTGAATCATGCCTTTTTGAGCATCGAAACCTTCAATTTTGGTAGTAGAATAGTCAGCATGTTTAATTGAGTTTTTACGCTCTAAAACAATCAAATCGTTGTTTTTAATAACCCAATCAATACCTTCTCTTTTGGTTTTAAATTCAGGGATTTCGATCATTTCTTCACGATTTTATTAGACTTAACAACCTTTTCACGATCTTTTTTAATCGTTTCAATGTCAACTTTCGGCTTCGTAGTATCGTCGTTTCTATTTAACATAATCATGAATTTAGGCAAATGTATGTAAATTTCAATACATTTGTTCTGTTTAACATAATATTTTGATTTATGGGTGCTTTTCTCCAACTAGGTAACTTCAAACTCCTTTCATGGGGTGGTGGAAATGATAGATTTACACGAACTCCTAGTGGTTGGTCAATTGATCCCGATTTCGAATACAATAAGCACTCGGCAACTTGGGAGGTTGTTAGTGGTCGTGAAATGGAATTGTTTACTACTACGGGTCAACTAAATAAGGTTGTTATGCGTCACGCTTCGATGTTTGCAAATGGTAGGTTTGTACACAAGAAGAAAGACGGAACGAAAGAAGGTAAAGTCATCGAGGATAGCCCATTGGTAGAATTGCTTGAAAATCCCAATCCTTTACAATCGGGTGAAGAATGGCTTACTGAAACAGCAATAAATTACTGGGTTTATGGAAACAACGTGATTCTACCAGTAAAAGGAAGTTCATTGAGTGAATACCCATCAGTAATTAACAACCTACCGTGGAAGCAAATTAAAATCAAATCAACTGGTAAACGTTGGAAACAAACTAAGATCGATGATATAATTCAGGAATACCGCGTTTGTTATAGCGATGGGGTTGATGATATTTACAAGCCTAGCGAAGTATTACACTTCCGTAGATCAGGTGGTAAATCGGCTATAATTGGTGAATCAATGCTAAACGCCTGTCACATGGAAATTAGCAACGTTCGCGGTTCTATGGGTTACAGAAACGTGAACATCAATGAAAAGGGCGCACTCGGTATAATGGCTAATAAATCTAGCGATAGTAGCGGTAAACTTCCGTTATCACAAGAAGATCGTTTGGCACTAGAGAAGCAAACACAAAACGAAACACACGGACAATTCCACGGTCAAAGTAAGGTAAAAGTAGTTGACGGTGATGTGAACTTTATACACACCTCACTAGGTATCAAAGAAAACATGTTGTTTGAAGAAATTGACGCTGATGTTAAATTGTTCATCGATACCGTGCAATTAAATGACAATATTTTCAGTAAGGAAAAATCAAAGATTCAGGCGAACTTATTGGAAGGGCTTAAAATGGCTTATCAAGATGGTATATTTCCGTTTGCGGGTCGTTTCTGCTCATTGCTTAAACGTGGTTTAGAACTTCCTGCTGATGAATGGATTGAGTTAGACTATTCGCATTTGCCATGCTTCCAAGAAGATCAAAAAGAGAAATCAGAAGTTGATAAACGAAAAGCTGAAACAGCTAAGATATACGTTGAATTGGGCTATACTAAAGAGCAAGCAAGCGAATTTGTGGGGGTTAAACTCGTTTGAGTAATCCAAGCCTAATAAGGTGCTGACAAATATAACGGCTCGGGTCACATAAATGATTATTGGCATCTTCGGGCTCATCTGTAACGACTCCGTATCGATCAACTATGTAGGAATAGTTTTCGTATTCATTTTCTAAATTAGGTGAATCATCTGTATAGTACACTTCAAGATTCTGCAATATATCCAATCCATCTTTAATACTTCCCTGTCCTTTTTGCGCACCGACAGCATAATCCCAACCACAACGACGAAGCATCGATATTTTTAATGGTCGGTTATTATCGCAAACGATCGTCTGTTTTTTGTTAATGCCTAATTTCGCAAACATCCATGAAACTATTCCAAGGTTTTCGCCTTCCTTTGACTCCTGTTTCTTGAATTCTTGTAGGGTTTCGAGAGGTAAAGATTTCATTATTTCAACCTCAGATGCGTAATTCATCTCACGTAGATTTTTCCCCCAATCATTCCCAATATACTCGGTAGAATCCAAATCATCGTACTGTTGTCTCGGAATCTTTTTCCAACCCGATAGAATGCGGTTAGGTTTTTCTGCTTTTAATCCAAGTCCGTAAACTTGCCACATCCATTCGTTAGCCGTTCCTTGCTCGATGTTGTATGGTGTAGGTTCATATGAAAGTATTTTCAAACGTTGTTGCTCAGGAACAAACGGATTATCTTTGAATGTTGAGTGAATTACAATAGCGTTATCCTGCTTAGAAAGTTCATCTATCCAATGATTTGATCGTGGATTCCAATCGATTATAATGTAATCAGTTGTACGCATATCAATTTGATCAAATACCTCTTTAGGCATTTTGTATGGTTCGTTGAAGTGTGCAACATCACCTTGAAAACCGTGCACTCGGTTAGTATCATCACCTCCGCAAATCTCAACCGTTGATCTATTCGGAAAGGTGTAAATGCTTTCTGTTTTGTTGAATACTATATTTTCCCACATCGGGAAAGTTGGAAGTGCTTTCTTAAAATCGGATAGCACTGTATTTTTTACATCCTGCTTTGTTTCGCGCCAAATAGATACACGCTGACCATCTTTGCTAAAGGCAGTCAGGTAATGTGATTGAAGTATGCTATATGTTTTAGAAGAACGAGAAGAACCCGTATTGATTATGTATCGGTATCTCCTACTTCCATCTTCATTACGGGCGTTTATCGCTTCCCAATTCTTTTGAAATACAATTGTAGCTTGCATTCACTTTTATTCCTCCTTTGGCTTAACTATTTCAACTAAAATAGTAGGGTTTAAGCTTGGTAGTTTTTCACCCCCAGTTGTGTGGTCTATTTTTGTTGGTGCGAAAACACCTAAAATTTCAGCTGTTTGTTTTAAAACATTTCGGCATTCGGCAAAATTTTCAACGTCGTAGTTTTGAGAATACAAATCTTCAAGTCTTGCTATTATGGTTGATTTTATATCTTTTATATCATTTTCAACCATTGATTCCCGGATTCTTTCACGAGCATCCGCAATATACCTATCAACGGCTTCTTCACCAACATTAAACGATTCTTTACAAAATTGTATAATTTCAAACCTTTTTTTAGCAGATAGCAAAAGCCGAAAGACAGCATCTACACGCTCCATTCTTTCGGCTGATGTTATATCTTGAGGTCTTTTACTCATTTGTTAAAATTTCTTAGAACGGAGCCCCTGCTTCTTGTTGTGAGGTTGCTCTGATTGGGGTTCTTTGCCCCGCTCTAGTTCCTCTCCATTGTTGCAATCTTGATTTCCGTCCTTTTCCGTCGCTACCACTTGCCATAATCTACTTGATCTTACTGATTTGTTAATAGACTTATATTCATTGATTATCGAATCTTGAATACTTTTATGAAACAAATATAGTTCTTTATTGTTTTCTAGACAAATCTGTTCGATATTGCTAGATGATCTTAAATTAGCTGATCCGTGGAAAACATAAAAATCACCGTTATGAGTTTCAAAAATACAGATTTTGCAATGAGTTGAACAGCTCGATAATTGAAAAGAGTCGTTTTTATCAAGTGCTTTATAGATGTAGGGGATTAACTCATATTTTTCGTGAGAAAAGAAATAATCGGAAACAATTAAATTAAGTGAATCAACAAAGTTACCTTTTATTAGATTTTGCAAGCTATCAACGTTGTTTTGATTCATTGAAAGCGTTGAGATAGTCATTTCTTTGACGTGTAGATTTCGATCAACGATAAATGCTTCAATGAAATCGCCAAAATAAAAAGAACCATCAACAATAACGTGAACCCTGTCATTTTTTTCAACCGTGATTGCTTTTGATAATTCAGAAGCGTTTTTGTATTTCAAAAAACGCTCGTTAATTTCAGTGCATTTTTTTGGGATGTGGTATCTTGAAAAATGTTTGTTTCCGAAAATTGATTTTTCTTTATTTAAAGGGCTTGCCATTTTAGTTGTTTTATTAAATGTTATTTTGTTCTGCTATTTCATAAAAAAAATCTAAAAGATATTCAGTTACTTTTTCAAAATCGTAAACTTCATGGTATTGCGCTTGAACCGAACCATTTACATTAACATATTGCCTAGTATCAGCTTCGTTACAAAAACAGTTAACTAAAGAAATGTTATTGATTGTTCTGTCGTCATTTCTTTGGTTTCTAGCGTGGTTTTTATTCATTCTAACTTTGAAATCAATATCCCAAATTTTACCATCGAAATATTCAGTTCCAAAATTATACGCTTCTTCTATTTGAGAAAGAATTTCTTTTGTTTCGATTAATAATTGAGAAAACTTCATATCTTTTGTTTTTTGTTATACTCAAAGATACGAAGCATTCACGCGATTTTAGCGGGTATTGTGTTGAGTGGTTTTATGAAATGATAGGCGGTTTTAGTTAAAACTGTTTACCGATCCTCGCTTTTCTAACCATGCCTAATTCTTTTTAAGTTCAAAACTTCCCGTAACGTTGTATGGTTGGTTTTGTCCTACTTCGTTTGCGTAAACGTATTTTTCGGTGATCAATTCCGCATATTTTCGATAGAATATAAACCCGACATCGTACATTCCAAACCCGTTTGTCGTGCCTGAAATACGGTAGTTTATTGTTCCATTTTTAAACGTGTGTTCTGTTGTAGATTGGGAAAGAGTGATTTTGTTGTCACCTTGCCAAATTTCAATAAGTTCATCGCATGGTTGATCGGAAAACTGAATAACACAATCAATATCGTGATTGCCTATTTTTTCTTTGTTACAAGCCGTTAGAGCGAATAACGCTAATGTGTAGATCAATACTTTCATGAGTCAAATATACGTTAATCTATTGAAACCGCCAACCCTTTACCGATAAGGTCGCGCCAATCGATGAGCCATTGGTTCATGAGGTCGAACATATCGGCTTGGAAAGCTATGCCAAGTGGCTTACTTAATGTTTCATCCCGTGTCGCGAACCGTCTTGTCTCAGGATCATAAGTAAACGAATAAACATGATGATCGGTACTAACGTATTTAACGATAAAATCGCGCTTATCGGTGT